CCCTAGGCGTAGGAGGGAAACACGCCACGCCTAGAGCCTGTCAGAGTTGGCTATGCCTTGTCTGAGTTGGGTTTTGGCAACGCTCGCCATGCTGCTTCGAGCGCTTTAGCGTCTTTTGCCAAATCCATTTCAAGTTCAAAATGGAGCCATGCTCCCCCAAATGAACCTGCGTTGTCTGTTTTGTTGAAGATTTTGACGCCCTTAGTGCCTTCTCCACGGCTACAGCGATAACCCCTGCCATAGACCGTCTGGTCGCTGTCAGGCTGTTTGGGGTCTCTGTAGGCGTAGTCGTGCAGTTCGCACAGTCCTAGGGCTTCTGAGTGCTCAATCAGCCAATCCCACAGTTCTTTAGCCTGGCGTCGTCCTTCACGAGTTTTGGGGTAGCCCACGTCACCAGCCACACCCAAGGAATGTGTGCTGAGGGTCTTGCCTCCACGGATGTTTCGTACTACCCATGTGCCCAGATTGGTAAATGATGGGTAGCGCCGTTTGCATAGATCCATAAACTTTTCTGTTCCTGCAAGTTTGCCTGTGCCGGGTGTGGTCACTGGGTAATAGGGGTATTTACGAGGCACGGCCAAATGCCTTGTCTGCTGGGTTGAAGTATCGCATCGCTGTTGGGATGGCTGCAGCCCAAACTGCGTTGAGCGTCGCTGTGGGGCTTTGTGTTGCTGTGTATGTAGCGACAGCAGAGGCAAGCAGTGAGCGTCCGTAGGAGGCTAAGAGAGCCTTCTGTGAGGGTGTCAGGTTGAGGGTCATTCTGTGTCCTTTGGTGGTTGTTTGGTTGGGGCCTTCAAGCCGTTCGAAGCGAGTAACGATGAGAGCGCCCCTGAGAGAAAGAGCATCATGGGGGATAAGAGCGCCCACGCCGATTTGTCATTCTCGCTGACTTCGAGAGGCTGTACGACGAAAAGCAAGCCATAGAGAAGAGCCCCTGTGGATGCCAAAAATGTGACTGACAATGTGATGCCGACAATCAGTATGAGTCGGGCTTTGATTTCGTCGTTTGTGTATCGCCTTCTAGCCACAGCGACCACCACCAACTTGCACTGTGGTTACTGCACCGGGTGCTTTGTTTTTGATGCGTTCGCAGTTCACTCTTGTACGGTCTGCGCAGGCTGTGAGGGTGATGGCGAGCAGGCTAATCAGGGCTAGGCGTTTCATCTGTTTCTGTCCAGCCTGTTGCGAGTAGTGCTGCGTATTCCTCATCGGTCATTTCACGCACTTCATCGTCTATTTGTATGTTTGGTTTTGTCATTGCTATGCCTTTCGGTATCCGTAGACCGTAATAGTTCCACCAGTAAGAGTGCCTGAGTCAGGCGTAAGAGTAAAAGCAGTAAATGAAGTAGTGCTTTTTTGCACACCAAACACTGGCCCACCCAAATCTGATCTTGTGTAAATCCCTGACAACATTGTGTATTTAGAAGCAAAAGGATTAAGCACATCAAGGTTAACTGCAGTTTGATTTGCGTCCATTGAGCCAACAGTTGTCCAATGTGCGCCATTGTTTACACCTAAAAACGTGTAAGCAGTTGAACTCCATGCCACGAAAGTAAGCATCATGTAATACTCAGTGCTTGCTGAACCTAGCGTCATGCGAAGGGAGGTTGTAGTACTACCTACACCACCTGAGTAAATGATTTTGTAGTTGTCGTATGTGCTACTAAAAGCTGACGACACGGTAACGCTTGAAACGCCTGAACCAACAGTTGCGCTAGTGACATACACCAGCCCTGAGTTGGCTAGGTAGGTGTTTGTGTCGCTCGCTGTGAGCACCTCACCAGTCGTGAAAGTCTTTATAGCCATGTTTAGTATCCTAATCTGTTGTTGTCGAGCGTGCCGAAAGTCGTGTTATTGAGTAACAGGTATGCGTTCAGATCAGCACCCGACACGTAATAAGTGTATGAAGCACCGGCAGGGGTAGCAGTGACACTCACACCTTCAATCAAACACTGGTAAGTAGTGCCACGGAAAGTCACACCAACCTGTGTACCAGCCGACAAAATAATTGAACTAGAAGCACCAATTACGTCTAACTGAAACGATGACTGAGCCTCAGCAATACAAGTAAAAGAACTAATAGCGAAACGAGCAGTTCCATAGTTCCCAAGCAGGTAGTTGGCGTAGTCAGTGGCTTGACTGTTGCTGGCATTCAACGTGTTCGTCTGGTACGCCCGATACGGCACTGCAGCGCCAGCCTTCGTCACGGTCGCAGCACCAAACGATTCAGGAGTTACCGTCACCTGTGTGTAGAAGTTGTCTGCAAGGCTGTCAAAGTTGATTTTGCTATAGACCTGATTAGTTGAGTTGTTAGCCACATCAGAAAAGTTGATGGTGCTCACATTTGAGTTGAACGGACTCACAAGGGTTGTGGCATTGCCAAACTCCCTGATGCGTGCATTAGTCGTCTGGCAAACCCTGGCAACCCAGTCGCCCCAAGTGCCACTGACCGTTGTTGCAGCCATCGCTGGTGATCCAGTTGTGCCAGTCCAAGAAAGCGTCAACCCTGTTTGTGTGTTTGCAGCTGTCAACTGGTTAGCAACTGTGTCTGCAGCCATTGCGTAACTGTTGCCTTGCATACGGCCAAAACGAGCAAAACCACCTTCAACGGTGATGGTCAGATAATCGGCTTGACCGACACCACCGGCATAAGGGATGCCATACTGCGCCGTAACGTCAGAAACGAAACCAACCCAAATAATGCGTGGCGTACCCACACCAGTGTTGTTTTCAATTTTGATGTATGTACCAGCAACTAACGCCGTAATAGGAGACGCATAGCCTGTTGGGTAGCGCATCTCAATGGTGCCAACACCCGACTTCACCTGATCTAACTGTGCTTGCCTACCAATGCTGAACTGAATGTTCTGCACGTTAGTGAGCGCAGTCCAGCCGACACCGACAGGGTCTGTCGAGTAATACACCGTGTAGGTCTGTAAAGCCATGGCTAGAAAATGTTGCTCACACGGATAGGGACAGAGCCGTTTTGCCTCATGTAAGTACGCAAAGCATTGACCACGCTTTGTGGGTCGCCACCGTTGACGTTGATGTTGACAGTTGTGCCACCACCACCCATTTGGCTCATACGGTCTAACGGAATCACAGCCTCTGGGCCTGCCTCACCAATCATCGCCAGCGTCGGGCCAGTAACAATGCCACCTGCAGCCAACATCGGAATGTCAGGCATAGCAAAACCCTTGCCACCGATACCGGGCACCCACGACGGCACAGTGAAAGAAAACTTGCCAATGGTGTTGTTCCAGACTGAGGCGATGCCGTTGAAGATTGTTTTGAACACTGTCAGCATGAGGTTGAACTGTGGAATGACAATGTTTGTAATCCACCATTTAATAGCGCCAAATACGCCGTCAACAATGTTTCGGAAACCTTCAAACTTTTTGTAGGCAATAGCAAGACCAGCAATGAGAGCAATGACGCCAATGACGATTAGCCCAATTGGGTTGAGTGCCATGGCAATGTTGATGGCGACAATGGACGCTGCTATTGCTGCTAGAGCCCCTGCGATAATCATGAATGTCTGTGGGTTGTTTTGTGCCCACGTTGCAAACTTCTGAAGGTAAGGCAAGACAGATTCAACGGCTGGCAAAAGTGCTGCACCGATGGATTCTTTTGTTTCGTCAAAACCAAGTTTCAGTCGAGCAAACTTGCCTGCTGTCGTTTCGGCTGCGTCTGCAGCTGCACCTCCAGTGGTTTGGGCAAGTGCATACATGACGTCTTCAAAGGTTGAGCCGTCCTTGATCATCTGACGGTATTCAGGAGCAAGTTTGCCTAGGGCTGCAAGGTTGCCACCATAGGCTTTCTCTAATGCGCCTACGACGGTTTCCAGTGGTTTGCCGGTGGCTGCTGCAATGTCCATGGCTTGAGTCGCCAACTCTTGCGCCGTAGTAACTGAACCAGTTGCCCTAGCGAGCCGATTCAACGTCGGCCTCAATTTGTCGTCCGAAATTCCGAGCAATTGACCTTGTGCCGTTATCCAGTCTTCGACGCTGGCAATCTGTGCGTCGTTTGCGCCAGTGGTCTTTCTTAGGCTGTTAGCAAGCAGGTCTTGGGCTGCAGCGTCTTCAATAGCGCCCGATACTGCGTCGCCCAGGACAACGGCTAAACCAGCCAATGCTGCAGCTGCAGGAACGGCTGCTTTTTTGATAGCAAACTGGGCTTTCTTGCCAGCGCCTTCAAGGTTTTTGAATTCGTTGATTGCCTTGGAAACTCCACCTCCGTCAAAGGTGCTTATGATTGGTATAGCCAGAGCCATTAGTTCAGTTCTTTCTGGACACGCTGAATGGCATCCATTGAGAGGCGTTGTAAAGCCTTTTCAATTTCGCCACGCTTCCTAAATACAGAAGGCCCAAGAACTCTCGTCTGGTTGGGTTTGAGTGGCCCTAGAGAGTCTCCCAGTGTGTTGGGGTTGCTACGCCCTGCAGCCTCGA